GCAAAGCATATCCCTTTTACGAAGGAGTAAGTCCCTCAACCTGTCGGCTTAAGTATGTGGTTATACACCGACCAATCACAAGGAGGATTAAGAGAAGCTAACCCTACCGATCTTGTACCCGGACACACCGTTGCGGTGGACTAGCGCCCTTAAATGGTCGCGACTCCCCCAAAGACGATGCATCCAGGACCGATCCCCGCTGAACACGACCCCATAAAGGGCCACACTCAGTTGGGTATCCGGGCAAAAACGGTCCAAAGGTGTACTGACGAACTTTGCAGGTCGCCAGCATTTGAACCACCGAATCCCGTTGCGATAGCGCACGGACCATAACTCAGGAGAGTCATGTATCACCAGGTCACCGAGTTCCCTCGGTCCCCTTAATCGACGAATCGATGCCGGGAGCTGGTCGAGAGTTTTCAACCAAGCACGCTGGAGGCTCATTCGCATAACCGGACACTTATCCCTAAGGGACTGTATCTGGTTAGCGAGCGAGACCCATTCATGCGGCTCGGTTGGGAGCTTCTTTAGGTATATGGGGCGAACATCCTGCCCCAGCCAAAAGTCACCGCCACAACTCTCGCGAAACGGCCCTGTGGAGAAGGACTTCTCGCTGTTAAGCGAGAAACCACAGAACCGCAATGCGCTTGTAACTACACGATAGGAGCGAGAGGGGATAATTATGTCATCCCCGAACACAAAAAGGTTCCGACCTGGAACCAACGTGCTATCTACTGCCATTGCAATCGAAAGAAATACAATGGTTTCGACCTCAAACGTGTAGCCGTTACCCATGGCAGAAAACTTTTCAAGTCTCTGCCACCTCCCCGCGACCTGAGTATACTCAGCCCGCAAATTGGAGAGCGCCGCAAACCACGCGTCGGGGAACAGAATCCGTACCAAGGACTCTGAAACGGTATCGCTAGCATTACTCAGGTCGATGGTAGCATACTCACCACTAACGCTCGCATTTTTTGCAAGCGCGACGTGGGTTCTAGCTCCATCACTTAGATCGATGCGAACCTCCTTCAGCCGGGCGGCGAGTTGTATGCCGAGACCGCGCTGGAAGAAGGCGTTGATCGACGGGTTCTTGGCGCACCCTCGATGGGTAAGAGCAGTCTTCGGTACTGTGAAGAACTGATCCCCCCG